TTTGTGCTGAGCTACCTGCTCCTGATCCTGTATTGTTAAACGCTGTTACGTCTACATCAAACGGAGATCCGCTATTGGAAGAATATGTATGTGTGGGAGTTGAATCTGTTGTGGCTGTGGTTGTATTTCCATCGCCCCAATCAATTGTATATCTGTTTGGATTACCTACTGCGGTAATAGTTAATGTTGATGTTAGGCCTGCTCCGCCTGAAGTTAGGTCTGAAACAAAGTCTACTGACTTGACATAAGAATTTGTTCTTATGTTTTCAATAATTTCTAAAACACTGGCAGTATCAGCATCATTGCCACCATCTACTGTTGAGAGTCTAGTTTCAAGGAATATTTTTGTGACAGCATCTTGATCGTCAACAGGATCTACAACATTAACAATTCTGTTTGTTTGGGCACTAATGTTATTACTAACGCCCTCTGCATCAAGTTTTAAGTCTTTATCACTTGTTGATATCTTTCCACTATTGTGGTTAATATTAATTGACATACTCTTCCCTTTTTCAACTCTACCATAACGGTTATGTTATTACGCTACGTATATTATACAGTAACGCTAGAACGGAAGTGCGAAACAATGTTCCAACTGCCATTTACAAATACTAGTGTAGCACTATCACCTTTTGCTGTAAAAGTGATTGAAGTAAATCCTGCTCCATTTGTTGGAGTAACTGTAACATTACCCGATGGGGTAGCTGATACAGTAATAATTTTTTGTTGACCTTCTGTGCCATTAGCTAAAACAAGAGAAACTGCGGTTGATCCGTCAATTGCTGATAATGACGTTCCTGCTGTAATTTCTGTTGTTTCAGTTGTTGTGCTTACAATAACTGTTTGTATATTGAGTTGATCCCACATATTGGAACTACTACCAATATCGTGTGTCTTCGTAACGCTTGGCAATAAATCAGTTGAAATGTTGCTGTTAAATGCTACAGATCCACTTGCGTTTCCTAGTGTTATTACATCACCTGATGAAACTATTGAGCCGCCTATATATAAATGTCCGCCAACCCATGCGCCGCCTTCAACATGCAGAGCAGAATCATTGCTACTTAAAGCATTTAAATCAAGATCTTTAATGCTTTTAATTACTAATTGAGCATTATCTGGTTTTATATATGATGCCATACGTTATTTCTTCCTTATGTTCTCTTTACAATATGTATTTATCAAGATTGTTAAGTATGAATTTCGAATTAAAAAAGGGCCCACTAGGGGCCCTTAATTATTGCAATAATTTTTAAATTAATTAAAATTTAAATGAAGCACCGATTGCCGGTGTTAAGTCTTCTGCATCTGTGTCATATGACGCTTCTGCATAAAGATCTAGTCCTGCTAGTTTACCTTTGATACCTGCACCAACGTGTTGAAGTTTATTATCTTCGTCACCGTTAGCAAAGTATGAAATAGCACCTGTTGATGCATTTACTTCATATGCTAACTTATCAGCTGCATATGTTATAGTATTACCAACTGACATATTTGATGTAAGATCAAGACTTGAACTAAATCCATAAGATTTTTTCTCAGTATCAGTATTCCAATCAACTGCTGCACCCATTCCAATAACACCAACTTTAAAGTCGTATGCTACTTGAACATTGTCAAGATCAGTTACATCATTTGATAAGCCGTCAAAACCAGCCATTGCTGATAGGTTACCCATTTTTGCCATCAATGATTCATTGACAGTAGGATTAGCAAGAGTAGTTGAACCTACTTTTTCTAGTCCTGCATCTGGGAACAAGTCGCCTTGCTTACCTAATGACACTGTTGAACTTGCTACAGTTGTTCCAATTTGCCAGTCGCCTAGTGAAATTGTTCCATCTGTTACTTTAATATCAAATCCACCAAATGCTGGTCCTTTTCCATCAAAGTCAAGTTTAAGTGTTGTGTTACTAACATACTTGTCAGTAGTTGTGTTTTTAGAAACATCAACTTCAATTGACGTAGTCAGCGGTAACGCTGGTGCTGGTTCAACTGGAGTTGTTGTTGTTTCGGCATGTGCTGCGAACGATGTCGCAAAAATAATAGCCAAAACGCTTGCTGTTGTTTTCATAGTTTTTCCTCTAAAATGCTAACTTCGTAGTTAGCTTTCATTGAACTAGTCTAAATAGACCAATTCTAACTTATAATTATACGTGTATATGTGAAACTTGTCAACCGAAATGTTGACTTTTTATTTATCAGAAAAACAGGCCCCTATAAAAATAGGGACCTGCTTCTTTGTATTCTGATTCAGATTACTTAAATGATAAGTTACCTGCATTAACGTCAATTTTCGCTAAGTAGTCAGCTGCATTACCAAGTGATGAAGCTTGGTTGTTTAGCTCTACATAACCATAACGTGTCATAAATGACACTGTTGGCTCGAAAGTTGCCGGATCTAATACTGTGCCTGAAGACATAAGTGGGATGTATGGGCAATAGAACGCTGCTGCGTCGATTTCGCCTTCACCTTTATATCCAACAAGAACTGGTGTTGCGTCTGAGGCATATTGATCAACAAATACACGAACAGTGTTATTCAAAGTTCCAACAAATTTAGTGTTAGTTGGTGCTTCAAATGGACCTTCAGTTGTTCTTGCGAACGCTGAAGTTGTCGCACTTTGTAGAACAGTTAACATAGTTGGTGAAACAACTACATAGTTACCTGCGCCACGACGTGTTCTTGCTGCGATCAAGTTAGCTGCTCTGTTAATAAGAACTGCTAATGCGGCATGCTGGTCACCAACGAAAGTTGCTTGTCCAGATACTGCTGCTTGGTCGTATGTGTCAGTAGCCGCGCCTGCTAGGGTGCGTAATGAAGTTAATACTTCTTGGTCAATTTCAGCAGTAATTTCTTGTGCAAGTGCTTGCATAATTTCTGCTTCTACGTCTAGACCGTGCATTGAATTAGCATCTTGTGCCGCTTCAAAAGTCCAACGTGCTGACAATTTACGTGTTTTCGCTTCAACTGTTTGTTTCAACACTTGAATTGACATTTTACGTCCAGCTTCTGCTTCTAAAGAAGAAGTTGAAGTTGCTGTTCCGTTTGATGCGTCACCTGAGTAACCTTTTGCAATTGCAAATGGGCTAAGTGCTTCATCACCTGCGGCAACGCCTGCTGCTGCTTGTGAATAACGGATACGTAATGTATGAATTTGTCCTACTGGACCAGTCATTGGCTGAACACCAACAAGTTCGTTTGCAATAACCGTCGGCATTACACGTCTGATTACTGGCAAAATTACCTTGTTTAATGTTGCGATGTTACCTGACATAGTTGAGCCGGCAGCCGCTGATTCTGAAAGATAGCTCTTGGTATTCTCAAGAACTGATTCCATTACCACCTTTTTATTGCCGTCTAAACCGTCAGTTAGGGCGTCTTTTGTTACGTCCCAATTTTCAAATAAGTTTTGTGACATGGTATACTCCTTAATTTGTAATGATACCTGCTAATTTTTTGAGGTTGATAATTTCAGCTTCGCTGCTAGTTTCCTGCGTAGTTGCTTGTTTATCACCTGTGATCTCAGTCGTCTGAGTCTCATTTAGCTGTGTTGTGTTTGCTTTTGCTTTATTACTATTCTCGTTCAACACTGTTGGCAGATATTTATTAAATGCTGCTTTCAGCTTTGATGTTTGAACTGATTCAAGTAAGTTTGTCATTAGCTTACGTTTGTCTTTCGATAAAGGTCCCATTAATTCAGCCATTGCTGTTTCACGTTCGCGACTTTCATTAATTTTAGCAACTTCTTTAGTTGCTTCAACTACTTTAGCCTCTCTATCGTTGATCTCTTTGTGTGATTCCTCTAATTGAGTCTTCACGTCTAAAAGTTCGTTTGAAAGTTTAGATATGTGTGTGCCTTCTGCAAGGTGTGAACCCATGAATTCAGCTGCAAATGTTTCGAATATTTTGCGACCGAACATGTTTTCTTTAGCAGATTTGATGTCTTCTTTAAGCATACCTAGTTCTGTTTTAATTGTAGATTCTACAATATCAGCTAGTTTGCCTGAAGATTTATCAATAAAGTCTGCTTTTGCTTTAGCAATCATATCTTTGCCTTCGGAAACAAGTTTTACCTTTTGTTCAATAAGGTCTTTCTTGTCTTGGTGGAATTCGTTAAGTTCTGAAGTAAGTTGTTCCATTACGAAATCTTCCAACTTCTCGAAGTTTCCTTCTTGTAGTTTTCTGTCTTCGCGTAGTTCTGTAACCTCTTTTTTAAGAGTTTCCATTACAAAACCATCAAGTAGTTCTGCATGTTCTGAAATCTTACGCTTATACTCTACTTGAGATTCAACTGCTTTTTTCTTGTCTGCTTGGAATTCTTCTAATTCGCCTTTTATTGTTTCAGATAACATGCTATCAAGTGCGGACACCATCTGCTCTTTATCTGTTTCATAACGATTAGCGAATTCTTCGCGTAATTCAGTTGTAATCTCTTCACGAGTTTCAGCTAGTTTTTCATTCCATGCTTCGGAAAGTGTTGAACGCACTTCTTCTGATAGGACTTCTGAACTTAGGAGTTGTTCTATTGCATGAGCCATTACTTTCTCCTAATATCTAGTGATTCAATGAACTTTAATACCTCTTCCTGGAGGTATTTTTGTGATGCATTATCTTGTGTTTTTGCGGCGGCAACGTCTAGTAAAATATTACCTCTTTTGCCATTCATAATTTGTTCATAAAGCGGATCTGGATACGCATCGGGAGCCGATGGATTTGCAACTATGTCAACCGTTTGGATTTCAAAGTCACTTACATTTCCACTTTCTGTTACATTACCACTTCCACGTGATGATACACCAAGTTTAACGCCATTCTCTAATAGGGTAATACAAATATTTCCCATTGGAGTTGGCAACAATTTTAGTCTTCCATAACCATCGCTACCTTGCATCCACATACGTTCAATCATATGCGACACACGGTCCAAATTAACTTGTAAGTCATCTGGGTGGTCAGCTTCGCCTAATACTGTATAACCCTCGTCAATTTTACCTTGAACTGAATTAACAGCTTTAGTAATTTCATTGACGGGATAAATTCTTTGGTTCTGATTCTGTTTAGCACCTTGGACAAAGATACCTTCCATGAACAAGTTTTTACCGCCCTTGCCGTTATCCACGGCTTCAGTTACGATTTTAGCTTGATCAAATGTAAGGTGTTCCTTTAGTGTAAACATTACTCAGCTTTACCTTTCTTCTCAGCGCCATGGCCGCGTGTCTCAGGTGATAGTTTTGCACCATCGCCTGGGTGTGTAACGCCCATATCTTTTGCTGATTTGTCAGATAGACCTTTGTCAGAACCTTTGCTTGTTTTAGTCATGTCAACGGTTTTGCCGCCCATGTCGTTTTTACCTGCAACTGGTGATGCTTTACCATCATCGCCTGCTGGCATATTAACTGGGTGCATTGCGCCGTCTTTGCCTACTTTTTTAAGTTCTGCAGCTTCTTCTAGTTCTTCTGCATCGCTTTCGTCTGTAGTTTCTTCAGTGACTTCTTCTGCGTCAGCTTCTTCATCTGTTGCTTCAACAAATGCAGTTTCTTCCATTTCTGGTTCCATGTCCATTTCTGGTTCCATGTCCATTTCTGGATCTTCAGCTGGTGCTTCGTCGTCACCCATGATTTTAGCAAATTCTGCCTTAAGGTCAGATAGTGCGTCTTCCACACTAACTAATTTGTCTTCGATGTCACCATGCTCTTCGTCATGTGCGTCTATATCGCCGTCCATGTCTATGTCTGCTGGTGCTTCTTCATCTCCGCCTAGCTCTTCTGCTGCTTCCAACTCGTCCATTTCTGGATCTTCGTCTTCGCCAAAAGCTTCTTCGGCTTCAATTTCTTCTTCATCTGTTTCGATGTCATCTAGGAAATCATCAGCTTCTTCATTGCCAATAGCTTCTTCAATTTCTTCTTCTGCTACGCCATCTTCAACGATTTCATCTGCTTCGACGATATCATTCCAGATTTCACGTGCTTTTTCAACGAAAGCCTCATGTAATAGATCTGAAGCTGATGCTTCGTCTCCGTTCACTAAGCTCTCAATGATCTTTGTATAACGATCTCGAGTACTCATTGTTTGTTCTCCTTTATTCAACAGGTTATAACATATATATTTAAGAAGTCTTGGTGTAGACCAACCTATTATACATTAAAAACCGCACTTTTGGTGCGGCAAGTAATATATTTACCTTTTTCGACGATTATTCGCCGTCTTGTCCAGCAGATCCGTAGATATCTTTATAATCTTCTACTCTCTCTGCATGTTCTGCCTTAGCAAGCTCTTTCATGTTACGTAGCTTATGTAAATGACGTAATGTTAACTTGGGACGCCTAGTATCATCTAGTTCCCATTTGTTATAATTATCATCTTCTGCATTTTGGGCTAAATCATTAAATCTCATCTAGATCTCCTTCTGCACCTGCATCATTTCCTAGTGGAGATGTATCGTCGCCTGCATCAAAGTCGCCTTCTGCTGCTTCGTTTTCGGCATCAACATCTGTTGGTTCAAATGTGTCTAGGTCTGTATTTCTAATACCCATACCACCTAAGTCTGTTTGTGCATTAGAATTAAACGAATTTTGATTGTTTTCTTCTTTCCACATACGCTCATTGTTAATAAGCTCGTCTTCGGTTAATCCAAGATACTTACTTAATATAAATCTCTTAGACATGTATGGTGTTGCTTCTACTTGTGAGAATAGACTTGCACGTGCTGTGTCAAGTTCTAGTTCTCTGTATTGACTAAAGCTCTGTGGTTCAATAAAGTTTAATTCAAATAAACTACTCGAAACTTCAATACCTCTGTTCTTTAAGAACATTTTAAATTCTTTATCCAATGGTGGAAGTAGTGTGTCTTGTAATCTTTCACAGTATTTGCTGAACCTAAATTCTTGTATCATTGCTGTGCCAACTCGTCCGTCTGTGTATGATGCTGATCCGTCCTCAGCTCCTGTTGGTAAGTAACTACTTGGTATACGTAGTCCACGCATTAACTTGTTGTTAAAATATTTTAGGTCATCAATCTCACCAAGGTTTTCGCCGCCTGGTAAAACTTCAACTTTAGATCCACGTCCTTCTGCCGTTTGGGCAAAAAAGTAATCTTCCATGATTGACAGCGGGTTATACGCTGCATCCATAACTTTTGTTCCACCACCACTCATATTTGGAATACGTGTCTGGTGAACTTCGTTCTTTGTTCGCTCAACAAAACTCATAGCTTTATGCGGTGGCAAGTTACCAACATCTACATAAAATACTCTACGTTCTGGAGCTCTTTGAACACGATAGATAATAATACTATCTTCTAATAATTCTTTTTGTTTGTATACTTTAAATACACTATCAAGGATACTGTTACCAAATGGCCATGCTGCTGTTAAGCCATCGCTTAATGCGATATGCAATACATTTGAAGCATCAACGGCATACTCTGTCATTCCTGATCCAGGTGCGCCTGTTTGTATAACACCTGCATTACTTTTGTTAGATGTCATTACAGTTGAACTTTGTGATACGTCTGATGTTTGTTTTGTATCTACTACAACCATGTCGTGTAAATTTAGACTGATGTTTTTAATTAGATACTGCTCAATATCTTTACCTTTACTTTCGTTAATAATAACTTTAGAAACATCTTGCACATTAACCCAAAACAATTTGTATGTTTCTGGATCTCTGATAAAAAATTGATCTCCATATTTAATACATGCTCTAAATAAGCCGTGAACTCGTCTGTCAAACTCGTTAATGTTAATCCACTGTTTGAGTGCTGTTTCTAATGCATTGATTTCTGATTCGGTTGCATCTTCTTTATAATGAATTTTAAATGGTTGTTTTGTATCTGGATCTGATTGTGTAGAAAATTCTGCAATAGTATCTAGTGCTGAGTTAATCTCACTGTCTTGGTCCATAATATCATATTGAGTATAACGTTCAATACGATTTGGTTGGCCTGAATATACTTCAGGTAGCCAACTTGCCCATCTATTTGTTTTAGAAGATCCAAATGCATTTCCGCCTGATGGATCGTATTTTGTAAAGTGTTTTTTCCAACTCATGTTTTAGGTTACCTTTATTATAAGTGTATTTATCTAGAGTTCATCATATCGATGTCAATATTTAAATTGTTCTTCTGACTGATGCGTCTAATTATACCTCTGAGTGCTATTAATGACTCAAGAGTTGCTTCTTTATTCGCAAGTATACTAGATATTTCCTTACTATTGTTTATTTTACGTGACATTCTGGGATCTGTCAACCGGTTATTCATAGCTTCTGTATTTAGGCCGGTCATTTTTAATATGTCTCGGTCTGCTGGTGATGACATGTTTTTAAAGGCAGGGTGTTCTTTTTGAATAGCTTCTAGGTCAGCTGCAAAATTTATCTGCATCTCCTGACTTTCTACATTTGTATTCTTTAACTCTTGCAATCGGCTCATTACTTGGTCAAATGTAACACTTAAACTAGAGTCTGATTCTGAATTTATATTCTGTATCTCTTGTAATCTCTGTTGCATGATCTGTTGCATTTGCGTAACTGTAAGACTTGCACTCTTACCTACGTATGCTTCAGTTTCTTTAAATCGCTGTTGCAATTGCTCAATTATAGAAGTTAGATTGTCTGACTTTGCATTCTCTTTGAGATCTTTATTACTAACTATTTGTCCTGATTGATTAGGAACAAATAACTCTGCTGTGTTCATTCCTAATTCGTCTCCAACAATGTAAGGCTTTCCTGCGTCAACTGGTCCACCAAATTTCATTTTTTTAGGTTTGACTTCTAGCATTCCAGATTCAGCAACACTGTCGTCCTCACCACTGTTTTTATAGTCTGTATATGATGTTGTAGTATTACCATTTGCTCCCTGAGCCTCATTGGCTGTTATTACACCCGTGCCTAATCCTGTTTTGTTTGTAAGATTATTATTTGTTAATATGTCTGTTAGGTCTTTATTGTATGCATCACCTGATCCATCTGTAATAATTTTTTCGCCTTCCATTAACAATATATTGGCACTCATGCCTTGTGTTGCCCATGTATCTGGGTCTGTGTTGGATTTCTTCTTTTGTATACCTGTTGCTACTGTAATCTTTTTATCGGTGTCTTTAAATTTCTCGTCAAAGTCTTTCATTGCAGAAAGCATACGCTGACGCATAACTGGTGTAAGTGAATTCAATTGCTCTACTGTGTTAGCAACATTATGAATTGTTGTAAACCCTTCAAGGTCAGCCTCTGTTAACATTGCATTGTTATTTTGGCTATTCTCTTTTGCTGTTTTAACTTCTTCTGAGTCTTCAGTTAAAACAACTGGTGCGGTATACTGGTCAGTTTCTCTTACGTTACCTGTTACTGCAATTGTATTGTCTTGTAGGTTACCACCTATGCCACCAAAGTTATTTTTTTCTTGTTCTGCTAGTGCTGCCAGTGAAGTTAATTTCTCGGAGCTCTTTCCAAATATGTCATACACCTTGTTAAACATTGTTGCGGTGTGTGCCATATCCAGAGTGAGTGTTTCTTGCACTTCTAAGAAACGTCTAGTCATATGGTTCATTTCCATAGTTACTTTACCAGCTGCTTTTAAGTTTTCTTTTTGTTTGGCTTTTTCGTCTGCTAGTGCTCCAGGTTTTGCTAGATTACCAAAGTCACGTTCTAATCCAACGTTTGCTGCTTGTATCTTGGCTACCATAGACGCTATTGATCCAGCTTGTGCATTGAAGTTAGCAAATCTTTCCATGTCGGCACCTTGGATTGCACCAAATATATATTCAGTAACATCATTGGATTCCATGTCTCCAGATCTCATCATGTTTTCAAGGCTATCAATAAAGCCAGGATATACTTGATTTAATGCTGTTTCAGAGCCTGCCATCATTTCTTGCAGCCTGCCGCTTATATCAAAGTTAGACGGATCATCTGCTTTTTCAAATGCTTCTTGTTGGAACGCATCTAATATTAATTGCATGTATTCACTGTCTGGTGCCATCTTACCTAGGTTTTGAATAATGCTTCTAGTTGTTTCAGCTTGCCCAGTTAATCCTGCTTGTTCCATAGACATTACTGCTGCTGAACCAAATTCATCAAATGATGCTGTAGCTCTACGCATTGCTTCTGCTCTAGTTAAGGCTGTCATATTTGCTACTGCGCCTGCCTCAATTTGTAAATCAATAAATGATGAATTAACTTTAGAAGCACTTTGGTTTAGGTCTTTGTTTACCATTCCTGTTCGACGTGCATATGTTAAGTATTCTGCATACTGTGACATCATGTCTTTGCTTGCCAATCCTAGATCGCCAAAGTTCTCTACTGATTCATCTAGTGCTGAATAGAACTTTGTAAACTGTTGAACACCTTCTGACATTGTTCCACCAAGTCCTAGCATACCATCACCAAACTGTTGAATATTATCAATCAATGATGTATATGATACACCTGCTGACAGCGTTCGTTTACGCAAGTCATCAAATGCTTCTGCTCCACCTGAGTATGTAACACCAGAGTCAATTATTTTTGCTTGAGCTCCTGCAAACTGTTCTATCTTGGCCGCATTCCAACCTGCATATGCTAACATGGCATCAATGGCTATGTCTGTTCCTGTTCCCAATGCATTTACCATTGTTTCAGATATATTGAATTTAGAAAATAATTTTTTAGTAACTTTTTCAGAACCTTGTGCTAAGTTTTTTCCTGCATCAACTACTGCTGACAATGGCTTTTCTGTTTGTCCAAAAAACTTTGCAGTCTTCATTAATCCTGATGTAGCATTAACTACTTGTCTGTTCCAGTCTACTCTAGTTTGTGCTTCTTCATCTTCTTTTTTATTATCTTGAGTTTGTGCTATTAGTAGGCCTGATAATTCTCGTTGTAGGTCATTAACATTTCCACCTACTTTAGACATCATCTTATTTAGATCTCGATCAGTCTTATTCTGTGCGGACATGTAGGCAACAATTCTATTTGCTGTTTCTTCTGATGCCCATGCTGGAACTTGAACTACTGATCCACCAATATCTATATTATTCATTTTATCTGCCATTATGGATTGCCCTCATTTTCTGTTTCTCTTACTTGAAGTTCAAGTCGTTTCATTTCTATTGCAATTTTTTCATCTATTAATGCTAATTGATCTTCCCAATCAACAATTGCATCTGTGTCGTCCATTAATGGACCATCATTGTAAACTTCGTCTCTGTAATCTTGTAATTCTTCTAAAGTCCACA